ATATTATAAAACACCTTTGCATCTTCTACATATTCACTGTTAAATCGTTCAAAATAATCATGAGTAAAACAAAATAATTCAATGATTCCAATAGTTGAATTAATCTCGTTTAATTTAATTACTTCTTTATCTCCGTATTGTTTTATTTTTGAATCACTAATGACTTCGACTAATTGTTCAATCATAAAATGCACGTCATTAATTTTACTTTTCACAAATGTATTATGTCTTAAATCTATCATCATTTTTTCCCCTTTTCTTCTTCGTTACCTATATCATAACAAATTTATCACATTAAATATAGCACAACTTTATTACGTGTAATTATTGTATTTTATTATAATATATGGTACGATATAATTGTATTAATCGATATGGTTAATACTGTTCTTTTAATGTTGACCAATAACTTTTTTCTTCTTCTAATAACTGTTTAAACTTGAGGTGCTATATTAATTTATAGCACCCTTTTGCATACAACAAACCACTACCCGTAATAAGGCAGTGGCTTTTTTTATATCTCTATCTTATTAGCGAAGATTGTTAACGTCTGATTCTTACCATCATCATTTGCGATTGATTCTATCTCGTAATCCTCACCAGCATACTTAATCTTATGATCTAACTCGATTCCTTTACGGTATCTCACAATAAAGCGTATAGGCGTTTTAGTAGCATCAAAGCCCATTGCTTCAAATTCCTTTGCTCGCATAGTCTTAATATCTGCCCACGGTTTAGCGATTGTTTTTTCAACTGTAGAGAACTCACCTTCATCATTCAACTCACTTACTGTTCCTATTATCTCAATTCTATTATTAAAATGATATGCCATTTATTTCCACCTCATTTTTTTACTATTACTTATTTTTGAGTAACAGTTTTTTTACAAGTGTACTTACAAGTACGGTTGTATTATCTCTTTATTGAGCAATTGGACAATTTTGTCCAACTGTAATAACTTTATATTGAACTTGCTCAAAATTGAGCGTTTTTATGTTTCACTCAAAGCGATTTCTAGGCAAGTTAGCCTATAACCACCCACATAAAAGTATTAACTACCCTTTAAATCACAATGAGTATTGGGTATTTTTGACATGGGGTAATGATTCGCTACCCCATCTATTACATCGCCCTCAAGAATTGTTCATAACTATCAAACAATCCTACATAAGCATCTAATAATGAAGCTGTACCATCTATTCGACGTTTAGGAGATTGATTCTTAATTGGTACAATATTTCCATTCCTATCAGTTTCCACACCTGTATTAGTTAAGCACCATTTCAATATAGGGTGATTATTATAATTAATTTTCTTTTTCTGTAAATCTGCACCCATATTTTGCATTGGTAAACTTAACGTCCTAGCACCTTGATGCGTTTTAATCATCTTAAAGCCGTATGCTTCCATCTCGTCTACCCAATACCTAGCTGAATAGTTATCATAATATATCCACAGTGGTGTTATATCGTACTCATTAAGCATTTCTAGGAACCAATCTGTAATGTCTGAATAATCTATCGTGTTTCCACTACATAACCTTAAATAGCCTTGTTCGTGCCATTTATCGTATGGTATTTTATCTTCTTGTACACGCTTTTGCAGGTTATCATGTGGTAGCCAATACATCTGATGAACATACCTAATTTCAGTTTCTGGATCTACAAATAATAATGTGGCACAACTCAAATCAGTTGTAATTGAAAGGTCTGCACCACCTATAGCATAAGTGCCTGCGAAGTCTTTAATATCAAATGTATCTTCATTGTTAATATCTTCAAAAGTTAGCCATGCACTATTTGTTATTTCTCTTATATTGAAGTCCTTAGTCAAGATTCCCGTTAAATCACTTGGATTATTCTTAGCTCTAGCAACTTTACGCTCTAAATCTTCAACTCGCTTAGATATACCTAGTGCAGGGTTTGCCTTTTGCCACCTGTCAGACAATTTATATTCTGCCTTATGATCTAACTCATACATAATAGGTAAGAAGTTATCATCTTCAAAATTGCCATCTACCACGTTACAAGCATACTCGTATAAGTCATCGAATATTGTACCTCTATGCGTACCAGCAGTTGTTATCATAATCAATAAAGGCTGTGTACGTGCAGACTGTGACTGTTTCATAACCTCGTATAAGTTACGATCTTGTATCGAGTGCAATTCATCTATAACCACAAGATGAGCGTTAAGCCCATCAAGTGAATTAGAGTTTTTACCTAAAGATTGCATCTTACTGAAATTATGAGCGAAATATAAATCACTCTTACGCTTACGGATATTCTTATTTAAATCTGGACTTTGCTTAATCATCTCGTGAGCTTGGTCAAATAGTATGTTAGCTTGGTCACGCTTAGAAGCTACTGAATACACTTCTGCACCACTTTCACCATCTGCCATAAGCATGTACAGTGAAATAGCTGCTAGCATTGTTGACTTGCCCGATTTTCTGGCTACAAAGAAAAAGGACTCAGTATATCGTCTATGCCCTGTATCCTTGTCTATGAAGCCGAATAGAGCCGAAATGTAAGCTCTTTGGAATAATGCTAACTTTAATGGCTTACCAGCTAACTCACCTTTTGAGTGCTTACAGAACGCTTCTATAAACTTGATAGGTCGATTTGCTTTATCTTCGTCAAACACATACTTGTCATGATGTTCTATATCTTGTACTAATTTCTGATATTGCTTATAGATCCTTTTAGATACAACAATATTCCCCTTCTCCATTTCTTGCCAATATGCCACAATGTGATTAGTCACTCGTTACAAACTCCATGAAAGCATCTTTTTCATTAGTCGATACTGGCATTAAGGATAGGAGTTGTTTAATTGTTGCGTTGTACTTCGTCACTGTAGCGTTGTAGGACTTCATAGCAGGGTTTTCTTTGAGATACTCTTGTTCTCCCTGTCTGAATATATACGTTGCACCATGAAGCTGTACGGTCGATTTAAGTTCTTCCATTGTTTCTTTCATGAATACAAGTTCTTCCAGCAAATCATACGCTACTGGCTTATTCTGTATCTCTTGTTCGTCAATTATATTCTTAAGTTTTTCTAAATTAATAGAATTATATATTTTTTTCATTTAATATTCTCCTTTATATAAGTTTAGGCTACCCTAAAAGATTCTAAATATCGTTTGGAGGATAAGTTAAGTCATCGAACGATTACCAGCAAAACAAATTTTTAAAATTAAATACGGGGGCGTAAACTATTTTTTATTTTATTTAAATTATATTTTTATTAAATTTCCATTATCATCAAATGATAAACCTTCTTCTATTACACCATTCCCAAAATGTTCTTTGTTATGACAGTTATGACATAGAGCTTCCAATTTATCCCAGTTATAAGTAATCATTGGATCACTCACATTTGATTCATTTAACCAAACTTTATGATGACATATTGTTGCTAGCCCTCCACATCGCTCGCATATATAGTGTTGAGAAGCCATGTAACCATTCCTACACTTAATCCATTTAGTTGTACGATAGAATGATTGTTCTACACTCCTAGCCATTGTACGAACGTCCTAACGCTGTTAATGAAACAAGTAAGCCATCTATAGTACGCTTGAGCCTTTCACTGTCTTGTGTTTGTGGATCAAACCAAAGTTGTAAGACAAACTTAGCTGTTGTTTGTGCTAATGGATTAGACTCATCTTCCCAATCTTTACCAGTTGTTAAGTATAAGTAATCTGGTATAGCTTCTATTAATGGTTTGATAATATCATCGTTATAATCTCCATCTACTCGTAATGCGTTGCGTCCTTCTTCAATAGTTATAATCATCTGTACACTTCCTTTTTATTATAAGAAAGGACACCAGCTATAACTGATGCCCTAACTGTTTATATTATCCTTCTGCTATTGCTGATAGTTTAACGAATGCTTCATCTACTAACACACGAGTATCTGCAATCGCCATTGCTCTGTAATCAACTAATCCACTACGGAATGATGATTCTCTTGATTGTTCAAGCATTAATCCTTCTGGTAAGTTATAGCCTAGATAATTGAAGTTACCTAGTAAGATAGTGCCATCTTCGATATTGTCATCGACTACAACCTCTTTACCTAGAATGTGACCGATTGATTCATTCTGTGCATCTGCAATGAATAGTGGACGTTTGTTAGCATCTACTAAACTATATACAGTGTTGTATAATGTTGCGTTACTCATAGCGAATTTAGCACCTGCTGAATAACCACGTTTCAAGATTGCTAATGCTTTAGTGAAGTCTGTATACTCACCTGTTAATGCTAAACTGTTTGTAGTGTCCCATGTAACGCCAGTTAATACGCCTTGTCCTTGATTGACACCTGTACCATTTACTAACGCATAGTCGATTGCTTCTACTACTGCACTTGTTAATTCTTCTACTAGATATGATTCAAATGCTGAAATTGACATCGTCTTAGCTTTTACACTGATTGAGAATACTTTAATGATTTCGTTACCATCAAATTGTACTGATGCTGTAGTAGGATTGCCTGACTCTACTTTAGCACCTTCTGTATGCCATTCTGCTTTAGCTGACGGTGTACCAATTGGAATACTAATCTTAGTCGGGATATTGAATGATCTAACATGACTAATTAATCCACCTTGTGTACGTGCTTTAGAGATAACTTCGTTTAATGTTTGTTCTGGTAACACTGCTGATGAGTTACTAGATGATGAGAAGCTATCAGCTCTATGTTCTGCATCTTGTTGTGCCATTGCAGTATTGAAAGCACGTTGTTCAACTTCCGTTAAGTTTTGTCCTAACATTTGTTTAAAGAACGCTGAACGATATTCTTGAGAACCGAATATGTTTTCTGGTGATACTTCATGTTGCCCTTTGATTTGTGTACCTGTAATTGGATTGTATGAGCGTTGCTCTTGGTTTTCTTTATTCATTGATTCATTCTCCTTGTCTTTTATGTTTTCTTTAGCTTGGTTTAATCCTTCGATTTCAATATTTAATTTAGTAATATCTGCTTCGGGATCGTTCTCGATTGTTCCTCTGATTTGTCCTGCTCTTGTTTCAATATCTTGTATACTTGAATTGCGATAATAATTAAATGATTCTTCAACTGTATTAAAATTCATATTATTTAATCTCCTTTATTAATAGTTTATTTAGGTTAATCTGTGCTTGCTTATATTGTTCGTGCCTTAACTCTGCATCTTGAATTTGATTTCTAGCTTCCACACTTGCTTCTTCGTATGCAGGGAAATTCACTACTGAAAACTCAAGCACCTTATCAATCTTGTTAATCGTTCTTGTACGTGTATTCACATCATAATCATTACCTTGATTGCTACATGTGAACCCAAATGACATGCCTGTCAAATCGCCCCGTTTTACTGCCGTATAAACAGAGCGTGCTTCTTCTGTATCAGCTAACTTTGCCCTCATATGCAAACCGACTTCATCAGTCCATATATCCATCGTCTTAGGTGATTTTGCTAATGGAATACGATTATGGTCATGAGATACTAAAAGTCGTGTATCGTTCAATTTCAAGCCGTCTAACGCATTTCGCTTAATCACTTCAGTATAAGAACCTGTAGGCGTATATATTGTAGTAGGTTTATTAAATACAATTGGTGTACCCTCAAGTATTAATTCATTGCTTTGGCTATCTGTTTGAATTTCTGCTGATCTAATTTCCTTCATTGCTGACGTCCCCCTTATTCTGCATCTGATATTGATTAATTAGTTCTTTATCGACATAGTTTAATGATTGAATACGTTTGTCCCCATCTTCCACATTAGGCAGGTTTAATAGGTCTAACGCTTGGTTTACGGTCAATACGCCTAGTGGTAACAACTCTTTGATTACGTTCGTCTTAGACTTGTTAGAAGCATATTGTAATTTAGATGACTCAAAGACAATGCGATTATTGAACGCTTTTTCTCTTTCGCTGAATACTTTATCTGATAATTCCAACGCTAACTGTATTGAGAATGGCTCGATAATTGATTCAAAGAACGCTTGCCATCCATCTTCCGTATATGTGCCATTCACGATTGATTCATTAATACCGAGATAGTCATATATCTTCTTCTTAACTACTTCAATTTGTGACGTATCTATTTGAACATCTGATACATTTAAAGGCTGGTACTCCATTGAAGTATCTACGGGAATTACGCCACCGTTATTTGCCATTGTGAAATAGTTATTCATAAACTCGTCTTTTGCTTCTTTCAACTTGCTAGGGCTTAATGCTTGTGTATACTTCACTATGCCCCGTATTTGAGCCGAGTTCTTAATCGCTTCATTCATACCCTCATTTTGCGTTTGAGCTAACTGTAAAGCTCCCATGATAGCCGAATTGTCATCACCTAGTAATTCATTACTGTTAAAGTGACGGCGTAACACTGCTACCTCGTTCATATGCAAGATGACTTTATCCCCGTTGCTGAATAAGAATTTAAGATATACCTCATTGTTAGCATCGACCACATACTCTACGTTGGTTGGTGATAATGGATATAGTCCCGATAAATTGCCCCTGCTGTCCTTTTGTACAAGTATGAAAGCATTGTTATATAAGAAATATTGCGTTGCTACTTTATACAAGAAGTCATAACCACTCATGAATGGATTGGGTCTGTCCTGTAGTAAACGATTGATTTTAGAATTTATATCTGGTTGCTTGGAATTATTGATAACATGCTTACCCGATAACTTCGCAATGTGACGAGCGATTGAATCAACTGCTGATCTATATATATCATTTTGGTAAGCGTCCCCTGTAAATTGTGAAAATGATTTATAACCACCATTTAACATTTCAAAGTTCTTCATTTGTTGCTCTTGTACCTTTTCAATTCCTAATATTTTATCTATCCATTTAGGCATTTTCTCACCCTTTGTTTTTATTTGATTGTTCGATAGTTTAGCATCCTTGGAACCTAAACCATTATTTGATTATTCGACAGGTTTGATTCAGCTGAACTAAACCTGTTACTACTTTACGACCTAGTATTAGTACCTGGTACTAATTAGTTGGTTATAGTATACCACAGTAGGGTATATAAAGCTAGTTGTATCAGTGG